GAAAGTATCACCAAGCATTCGTACCGAGGCAGGATTCATGCTGAGATACACCAAATGCGATCCGACCAAGGAGGAACGGTAACAGGTAGATTTAGTTACTCGAATCCTAATTTACAGCAAATACCAGCACGGCACGGTATTCTCGGACCCCTGATCAGAAGTATATTTATACCTGAGAAGAATTGTGAGTGGGGTATCTTTGATTACTCGCAACAAGAACCACGGCTCGTCGTACATTACGCAAGCCTACGACACTTTACAGGTGCAGGTAAGTTTGTTGATTCGTACCAGGAAGATGAAACAACGGACTTTCATACAATGGTATCAGAGATGGCTGATATACCTCGTAAGCAAGCTAAAACAATTAATTTAGGATTATTTTATGGCATGGGTAAAGGTAAGCTGATGTCACAGCTAGGTGTTAATATTGAAACAGCAAGTGAACTGCTCGCAAGTTATAATGAACGCGTACCATTTGTTAAGCAATTGATGAATGATACAATGAATAAAGCTGGTAAAAAAGGTTATCTATCTACATTAGAGGGTAGGCGCTGTCGTTTTGATCAATGGGAGCCAACGAATGAGTGGGGACAGAAGTCTCTACCATTAGCTGAAGCGCAACAGCAATACGGCGAACATATGATTAAACGTGCCTGGACATATAAGGCACTCAATAGATTGATACAGGGCTCTGCTGCTGATCAAACAAAGAAAGCCATGTTAGAATTAGATAAAGAAGGCTACCTGGCGCACATACAAGTACATGATGAACTTGACTTTTCTGTTGCAAGCGATGCAGATAAGACTAAGATTAAAGATATTATGGAAAACTGTGTTGAACTATCTGTCCCAAGTAAAGTCGACGTTGAATGCGGTGACAACTGGGGCGATGCAGGTGATTAAAACATTTATATTAGTAGTAAGTCTTTGGGGATTTAATGGTCATTCATGGGTATATACAGGCAATCAAACTGTGTTAAGCATGCAACTTAATCAAGAACAATGTCAAATGATTGAGCAAAGTTGGACCAAATTTGAAAAGAACCCTTATTTTCGTTTTTCCATAGAATGTGTAGAAGAAATAAAAAAAGAAACTTGACACTCCCATTATATTAGATTAAAGCGTTATTTAAATGAGAATGGTGCAACATTCTCGGAGTATGGCTGAATAACTGTAACAAGGTAGTAAGGCACAATTCTCACAAGGTATGGTCGAATGACTGAGAGTGTGAGGGTTGGTACTGAAGTACTGGTTAAATGTAGGACATTTGACTTGTCGGGAAAAGGTTGGGGGTAGTCAAAGAACCCCCCTACTCACTTAATGAAGGAGAAAGTATGAAACTTAAAAAAGACTATGAGATGACGTTCAAAGAGGGATTTCGTCTTGGGGTACGTTTGACGCGAGCGAAAGCTTACATAGAAAATGCACGCGATGCAAAGAGACTTGGTGATGAAACAATGTCAAAACTTTTTACAGAGTTTGCACAAGAGTGGAATGACCTGGCACGCAATGCAGGTAGAAAGTTTACACCGTCCGCGGCTCACGAACCTGAACAGTCTGCTTTTGATTTTGGTGACATCGAAATGCAGGAACATTTATCAAAGTTACCACATCAACTAAAGGAGACAGGATGAACATCAAGAAATTTAAAAGTGTGGCAGTCGCCATTGACACTTACAAATTATTGAAAAAGTTAGCTGCCACCGACGATAGGTCGGCTGGTATGCAGATAACCTACTTGGTAAAACAAGAAGCAAAAAAGAGAAAGTTAGCAGCATGAGAAAAGAAAAATATAATATTGTTTATTCAACAAAAGATTTTAGTATTTTTGACAGAATTGTTGGCAATAGAGTGCCTACAACAGCGAGAGCTGAGAAAAATATTAATCGTATAATTAAAAGTATACAAAAAAAATATGTGCCTTTACCAATCCTGGTAAATAAACATATGAAAGTTATTGATGGACTTCACAGGTTAGAAGCTCACCGAAGATTAGATATTCCTATTCGATACATCATTACTGATGTTGATATTACGGTTGCTGATATTCAACGTATTAATAATATTTCAAACAACTGGAACACAGAGGATTACTTAAATTCAAACATGGATGTTGAAAGACAAAAATATCCAAACACGTGTGATAGTAAACCATATCACATGTATTCTTTGTTTAGAAAAAAATATAAATTTTCACATCGAAATAATTTAATGATGTTGCTTGGCATGACTGCTAATCCAACAAAAGAAATAGAACAGGACTTTAAAGAAGGACGTTTTAGAATTTTAGATTGGAGTGATGCATGTGAAACAGCTGAGTATATTTGTACTTTTAAAGATTATTTAGTTGACTATAAAAACAGAAACTTTGTTACTGCATTTTTATCTATTTATAATCATTGGCGTTTTAGTAAACGTACCTGGAATAAAAAGTTAGCACAAAATTCTAGGAAAATTGTTCACTGCACAAATGCTGCTGATTATAGAGAAGTTATTCTTGAAGTATATAACTGGGGATTACAATCAGGTTCACGTCTTAAAATTAAAGAAGCCGCGTGAAAACACAAACTATGTTGCCAAAGTTTAGGTCATATCAAAGACTTAAACCAGAATGGAAGTATGAAAAAAAGTGTTGCAATAGTTGTAGCCGTGAATATTTAACCGACAATATGATGTGTCAAGAAGAAGGCAAGTTACTGTATGTTTGGTATTGTTTAAGATGTTACAATTCATTGCAAAACTCATAGGCCTTGTTTGTCTATGTGGAACGATATTAGCGAGTGTATATATTTTTATATATTACTCGCCATATCAAACGTTTATGCGTGATTGCATAAAAAATGAAATGGGTGATTTCAGTAGTGAGTACTGCACCTGGAAATACGACAAAGTAATGTTGTGTAAAAGGGAGAATGTATGTTTGATTTATGGCATATTACAGCCATCGTAATTATTTTTGCACTAGGATTCTTTTTAGGAAGATTATCCATGCGAGTTAGATACGAGGCGAAAGTAGAAGAATTAGAAAATAAAAAGGAGAGTATGGAATGCCCCGCAAGACTTCAATAAAAGAACGATTACTTCGTGAGTATACGAAAGTATCAAAGATCGCGCCTCGCGAACCAAAGACTTGGAAAGAGGTTGCTTCCCGTGTAAGATGGGAGAGAATTAGAAAAATATTATGGAGGCGATATGATTATATGCAGTCATTGTAAAGGAAATGGTTTTATTAAATTATCATTCGAAGCAGAGGAAGTCATTGAGCAGTGTAAGGTTTGTAACTCACAAGGGGAAATCGACGAAACTAAGCACTATCACCAAACCTGGACAGAGGGCGCTGAAGATTCCTTCGCGGTCTACTACGGACCGCCCTTGGACCCCGACTGTTTCGAAAACTACACGATTTCGACAGAGTAATCCTGTTGTAAAATTTAAGGGTGAACCACCCTTTTAGTTGCGTCAAACGCAATAATATACTATACCTAGTGTTATGAGCTGCTTGTGAAGCGAAATGCCTAACTACGGCAGCTCTAAAACAAAGGACTTGGTATGGGTAAATTCAAAGACGCTGATTTAACAATCAAAACTATTAAGTTATTTCCTGATTTAAAAAAAAAATTAAGAAAAGGCACAATTAGTACCATTGAAACTCCAGCTAAGAAATTTGTTGACATTAGATCAAGAGTTAAAAAAGCTGGTGGATATGCCATGGGTGGTGAAGCAGCGACAAGTGTTGGAAGAGCTACGGTAGAGAAAAGTCAACGTGATGCACGAAGAAAAGAAGTGGATGATATGCTCGAAAGATTGTATGGTAAAGGACCATTCGATCCTCCACAAATAAAACCTAAACTAAAGAAAAAGCCAAAGAATCCGAATAGAATTAAACCTAAAAAGAAGCCAAAGAAACCATAGGAGAGTATTATGGCAATAAGACCACCGAAAAAGAAAAGTAAAAGCATACCTAAAATAGGTAAACAGCTTCAAGATTACATTAAAAAGAATCCTGGTCGTATGACTAATAGAATATTAAACTTAGCAAGAAGCAGAAAACCAACTGGAAGATTAAACATTAATGATTTTTATAATGCTAAAGATAGTGGTGTCCTTGCAGGCACTGGATTTGGTAAAAAAACACAGTCTAAAGGACCTGCTGGTAAGGTAAAAGGACCCATTGGTAAAGTAATAGGTGGAAAAAGAGACAGTTTAAGGAGCACAAAATCACTTGCTTCAGAGTTAGCTCGTGCGATGCCTAAAAAAAAGAAAAGATGAGCGATCAAGAGATATTAAAGCAACGAGATTTATTGGACGCGATCCTCGCATCACGGACAACGGACCAATACGAAAGAATTGAGAACATGAAAGTCATGGATTCGATATATTTTAAGAAAAATCTACCTGAGAATGTGGTATTATTTCCATTACAAAGGATAAAAAGGTATGTACACACAACTACCAGAAAGCCCCGTAAGAAAAGTTTATAAGTGCCGTCATTGCGGAGACGTGTCAATTAAATTCTATGATCCAAAGCAAGATCGCGTATATACTGCAGAAGAATGGGAAGTAATCATGACTGATGGACGCCAGGCATTAGACAAAGCACTACGATTGGTGAGAGAAGATCCAAAGTTCTTTTCATAAACGTCGTTCTCTATAGATGTTTCTACCATTTTATTTTTTAAATTATTTTTTTTAGTAAAATACAAGTTACAAGGTAACAAGGTTACAAATAGCAGAATACTTATCTTTTTTTGTAACTTCTTGTAACTTACAACTATTTACAAGTTACAAAGTATCTATATATTACGAAAAAAACTCGCATTTCATGGAATTATTTAGTAATATAAAATTAATTTGAAGAAAACATCTATTGAAAAGGTGCATTATGGAAGAAAACAATGAAGTATTTATACCACAACCTTTATCAGAAGCGTTGTATCACCCTAAAATAACACAAAAACAAAGAAAATTTATTCTTTTGTTAGTTCATTCAGAGGGTTTGAAGTCTGCATCGCAGTGTGCAGCTGAGGCTGGTTATAGCAAAAAGAGTGCTACGGAGCTGGCATCCAGGTTGCAGAACCCTGAGTTGTATCCTGTGGTCGCAAAAGCTATTGATTCAGAGGTTAGAGCAAATGTTGAAAGGTATCGGTGCACACAAGAAAGATCATTGTCTACATTGGCTAGAATTAGAGATCAAGCGTCTGCTTCAGGAAACTGGAACGCTGCCGTAGCTGCGGAAACCAGGAGAGGACAGATAGCTGGGTTGTATGTTGATAAGAAAGAAATTCTGACAGGGACTATCGACTCGATGTCGAGAGATGAGGTAGAGAAGAAGCTACAGGACTTGAAAGAACAGTACAGTATTGAAACTACGTTTGAGGAAGTTAAAGAATTAGAAAATAAGTCTTGACTATAAAATAGAATGGGATTATAGATTCCTTAGAAAGAGAGGAAGTTATGCATATAGATAAATATGTTGTCAATAATATTGGCACTAAGTGGGTTAAAGGTAAAGAAAAGAAGAATGTTATTACAGGCACTATTGATGGTAGTTCTATTAATTTTAAAAAGCTAGTACAATTGCTAGAAGATTGGCATGAGACAGTCAATGGTGAGTATGCTAGTAGAAATATAGAATTAGTTATTAATGTTACAGAGGAGGATTAGTGTTAGCTATAATTAGACCAGACTTGTATGAGTATCATGCATTGCCTATGACAGACGAGTTGTTTTGGCGTAGGATAGAGAACTTGAGGCGTGCAGCTCTGACTGCTGAAGATTTTGAGTTTAGATTGTTGTATTACAATCAAATGATGGAACTGATGAAGAGGTGTCCGTGATTGGTTATGTGCTTTTGATTATTCTTTTACTGTTGTTTTTTAATTTAAAATTAACATTTTTAATTGGGTTTGTTATTTATCTGATGTACTTTTAATGAAGCCAGAATCAAAGTTATGGCAGTCCATTAAGAAAAATATGCCAGGTGTTTTCTGGACTCGTATAGAAAGTTGGGCGTTGCCTGGTGTGCCAGACTGTTATGGTTGTAAAGATGGCATAATGTTCTGGTTGGAACTTAAAACGTCAACAAAAGTTAACAAAGCAAAGTTAAGCCCCTTTCAAAAATCGTGGCATTTTAGCCATGCAAGACAAGGCGGAAGAAGTTTTATTATGCATCAGACCCTCGCAGAGAGCTTGATGTGTATATTTTCTTCGTCCTCCATCGTCTCCATCGGGACATTGTCCCCCAAACACGCAGATAAAACATGGACGCTGCCAGCGTCCCCCGCAGCCTGGGCTGAGATCCAGGATTACATTCTCCATTCTCCATTGGGGAAGCCAAACCAAAAGGCATAACTATATACCTGCTGCACGCAGCGGGAGCCAGGATCCTGAGCTGGTAGCCGTCTGCATTGTGCATTGGCTACGACCCTAGCATATTTACCATAGTACCAGGAGCTGCTGGTGCAGCCCAGGAACCTGAGCTGGTTGTGTGAAAAAAAAGTTCACTTACTACTTGACTATCTAATAAGATGGGACTATATACATACCTGTGGCTACCGAATCCGTTTAGAAGTTTTGCAAACGGCCGCGAATCGGGGCTGGTGTGACCGTTTACTTTCGAACTCCAGCCCCATTAACAGAAAGGAAGAAGATGGAAACCGTAACAGTACAAAAGAGACAACCCACATGCGCAGAGCGCGTTGCAGAAGAATGGAAAGAAAGGCAGGAAGACCTGAAAGATCCAGAGTACGAGGCATTGGGCTTCGACTATGTAGAACCGCATACCTGGGACAACCAACCAGAAGGGTACTGGCGTTGGCAGTTCAGCTGGGGCGGGCCCAGCGACGAGCTTCGCGGGTACGTGAACGAACACGGCGAACTACATCGTCTAGAGTACTGGTACCTGGACTGGGGAGACGGCGCGCATGTGCTGGTGAACCAGGACGCTGCAGCCTGGACACAGATGCAGGAAATGGTACCTGCACTATGATCCTTTTGATTGCTTTACTATTCGCTGCGCATCATCCCGCAGCAGGAGCTACAGTGCTAATACTGTGGCTCTTGTTCCGCAGCACGTTTGGCTGATGCCCCCACTCCATTCCATTCTCCATTTTCCATTGGTTAGCTTCAGGTATAGACATACTATACAGAAGCACAAGCATGCTGCACGGGCGTGGAGCTGAAGTTCGTGTGGAAAAAAAATTAAAATAAACTATTGACTTCTAATAAAATGGGATTATATAAGATGTATTAATCAGAAAGACGAAAGGAAAATAAAATGTCAAAAACTGTTAATATAATAGAAGTACTAGAGAAGGCTCAACAAAGCCCAGCTAGTGTAAGCAAAAGAAATAAACAAGCTATCATAGACGCTTATGGTCGAGCGTTAAATATGCAGAAAGTTCTAGCAGACTTTATTAAAGTCAATAGACCACTGATGATAGATTTGTCTATGAGTGAAAATGCAAACCTGTTGCATGGTAAGGACTACACAC